TGGATTAATTTACTAGCATCAACTAAAGATTTGTATGCAGCTTGTTTATTCATGCCTTTAATGTCCATGATGTCTCTGTACTTTTTAATTCTATTGTTCCATTCTTTTTGTTTAGCTAATCTAGCTGCTTCTGGATCTATTACCTCTTCAATTTCTTCCACTATCGGTTCATTTGGATATACTGTTCCAACTGGTGGTTTTAACCTTTCCGCTCGTTCTTTTTCCCATTTATCTTGATCCCATATCCAATCGGGTACAGCAAGGTCAGCTATCTGTTTAATAACTTTTCCTCCAATACCTGTACCTGCTTTAATACCTTCGTATGTTGATGGAGCGTTATAAGCAGAAAGACCACCAGTGATTGTCCACCCTGGATTTGCTTTCATCCATTCCTTACTCCTTTGCCAATTAGTACGTGGTGTTAGAGTAACTCTATCTTTAATAGATCCTCTCATTCCTATTGGTAGATTTGATTTTGATTTTGTAGCTATGTTTCGAGGAATAGAAGTAGGTTTAATATATCTCCAAGCTGATTTTAGACCTCTAGCAGCCCATGGTAGTGCAGCTCTTATACCTGTTCCAACAATCCCTGCAGCCGGAAGCCAGTGATGTGCTCTTCCTGAAGAATCTTTAGGAAAAACAGAACTACCAACCGTATTCCATTGTTGAGCTTCACGCATAGATCCACCATTTCTTTTTGGCTCTCTAATACCAGACATGATACCCTGTTTAATAGGGCCGCCGTATCTAAACATTGGTCTATTTAAAGTTCTCATAATTAATTACCCGTATATTTTTCCGTATAATCCGGCAAGACCTGTCGCCGTCCCTAACGCAGTTGTAAAAGGACTTGGTGCTGTTGGTTCTGCATACTGTTGTCCTGCTACACCACCTGCTAAACCAGTTAATGTGTTACCGTATTGTGAAAGTCTTCCATAAGGTTCGTAAGCTGCAGTTTGTGCGGCTTGTTGATCAGCCCCTAATAATGCTTGCGTTTGACCTTGTCTTAATGCACCCATAGATCCTAAAGCAGAAATATCTTGACCCATAGATCCTCTTTGGAAATCAGACAAACCATATTGTTGAGCGGCTAAACCAGATTGTAATCCAGCTAGTTGACCGCCTTGTGTAAATGCTGATTGTGCACCTTGTTGTGCTTGTGCAAAATTTTGTGCTAATAATTGTGCTTGAAGAGCTGCTCTGTCACCTAATCTATCTGATTCATATTGACCTAACATTGCACCTTCTCTACCACCACCAAAATTTCCTGATGCAACTGCTGCATCTTTAATTGCTTGTGATCCTGCTGCTCCTTGTTTGTCATACTCTGCAAGAGTTGTGTCTATAACTTGTTGTTGATATGGTGACATAAAAGGTTGATAAGCCTGTGCTCCTGTTAATCCACCAAGTCCTCCAATAGTTCCTGTTGCTTGTTGTTGTGCAGTTTGTGCTGCCTGTAAAAATGGTTGATAAGATCCTACACCTTGAGAAGCTAAATTAATTGCTTGTGTTTGCATTGGGTCTTCACCCGCAACAAACTGTCTACCAGTAAATGTAGCTGTATTTATTGGAGCGCTATAAGCAGCTGTTGCCTGTTTTGCGTAATCTTTTATTGCTGGTTCTAAAAATTCTGCTATTGCCATTATACTACCCTCGATTGTAACATTTGTTGTTGATCATACATTGCTTGCGCACCCTCTAGACCTTGCGAATCTTCAGAAACTTCGCCACCAGATTCTAAATTATTCATTAAATTTTCCATAACTTCAGCGCCTTTATCTATATCGCCGCCTCCTGCATTTCTAACAGCATCTGCTGTAAATACAAACTCATTTTTTGATAGTCTAGCAGGCACATCGTCAGCTCTTTCTTGACCACCTAAATCTACAAAGCCACCTGTTTCTCTATAATCTTTTTCTTGGCCGTCCATGTCAATTAACTCTGATGCTTCTTCAGTTTCCATGATCCCACCTTCTTGTTTACCTTGTCTTTTGTAAATAGCCATTGCTTTATAAGGATTGTATGTAGTTTCATCTTCATCTTCCATAAATCCACCATTGTATGCACCTATTCTTCCGCCATCACGTTTATTAAACCAGTCATCGTCTTCTCCTCCTCTTATGATGTAAGGAGTTTTTAATATGTCAATAATTATATCAACAAAACCGCCTTTGTCTGCCTCTGCCCAGTCTTCTTCAGTCATGTTTTTTAAAATTTCTTTTTCATTTTCAGTCATTGGTCCAGTAGTGTGTAAAAAATCAAATTTATTACGAGGAGTTCTTTTACTATCTGGTCCTGGAGTTACAAACATGTTACTCAATCCTTTGTAACCTGGTCTTGAACCATCATTGCTTGGACTTACTAATTGTCCACCAGCGTAACCTATTCTTCCACCATTAGCTGCCATTTGAACTGCTTCTGGTTGTTCCATACCGGCACCTTCAGGTGCTTGTTGTGCTTGCATTACTGCTTTTACAAACTGCTCAAAAGATAATGTGCCGCCTCTATTTTTATATTTTACATATTCTGCCATAAGCATTTGTTCTGCTTGTGCATTACCTGGTCCGCCACCCATGTTTAATCTGGCTCTACCACCAGCTGCTGCATAAAAATTCGGTTGTACATATTCTTTTTGTGGCATGAATGCTAACCCTGCTCCTTTGTCCCCGAGCCCTGAGTAATAGTTAGCTGCACTATTTCTAATTGAACCTATATCCATAATATCTACATCTTCCTCTTCTTCATCACCACCCATAAAGAATGGAGCTGCCATTGCAGTACCAGCTAAGCCCGTCATAGCTGCTCTACCTAAACTAAACTTGTTATCTTTGTCATAAAACAATCCAGCTAACGCCCCTCTTTTACCTTCAGCTGCACCGCCAATACCTTTAGTTCTAACTAAATTTAAAAGATTACTAAAACGACCCATACCTTGGCCGCCTTTAAATATACCTTCGCCACCTAAAAATTTAGCACCACCTAATCCATAACCAATACCGCCTAATAAGGCCATCTTACCTATTGGACTTTTAACAATTTTCTTTACAGCACGACCTGCTTTCTTTACAAGTTTACCTAAGAAGTAACCTTGTCTAGGATCCTGTAAGGAACCTATTCCTGATTGTATTTGTTGGGGTTCTTGCATTCTAGATATTGCCATAATTTTACCTTAATCCTACGTTTTACTTTGTTTTACTCACTAAATCAAGAGGTGGCATAATAACTTTTACGTCTTGTGCCATTTCTTCTTCCTTAAAACCTTTGTTTTCCCAGTCTTTTCTTTCCTTAAAAAGCTCGCCAGTTTCCTTGTGTCTATAGGTTGTCTCTACTTTTGCTTGTTTTATTTCCATTAGTCTACCTTCTCCTTTAACATATTTAAATAACTAATACCAAACACTACACCATCTGTTACAGTACCTGCTGTTGTATAAGCGAGTGTTGTTCCACCCTCTACAATCAAGGGTAAAGATAATATTTCTACACTTGTAGCAGCTACTAATGTTTGTGTATTAACAATCTCAAATGCATTGTTTTTAATAGTTACAGTAGGTGTATTAGAACCTGATTTGTTTGTAACTCTTAAAGATTTTATAATAACAGTTTCATTAACACTTGGTGATAATAGTGTCACTGTCTCTGCAGCTGTCGCTGTTTTACCATAAAACTTATATTGGTTTACTACTGCCATTAATCTAAAAAGAAACTTTTAGCTTCTATCTCTTGTTTAACTTCATCCTGAAATGAAGAATTTAATTTTGTTATTACACCGTCAAGGTCTCTAACTAACGACTGTAAATTTTCTCGTCTATAGTCATTTTCTGCCCTTGTTAATGATTGTACAATTTTTGCCATTATAAAATACTTGCTAGTCCCCCTCTTGCGTAGTGCGGTGAATAACCTTGGGCCGTTCCTGTATTTGGATCATTATCATATGTTGCTTGTCGAGCAGTCATAGGACCTGCTGGTGTATTTATTACTTTATTTCCACCGCCGCCGCCAGCTATGTTAGCTGCTTGATTATAATCTTTACCTGTTACACCTTCATCTCTCATTCGTTTGTTAATAATTGCAACTTGGTCTTGAGTTCCACCAGGTTTCTCAAATTCTTCTGTTCTTAGCTCTTCTCTTTCTTTTTGTTTTTGTCTATAATAATTATATCTAGCCAAATTCATTTTGTTCATATAATTTGCTTTATCTCTTAGCTTTTTAGTACCTCCTGTAAAACCCCAGTTACCCTCTTCATCTTGTTCTAACTTTAAGTTACCATATCTTTTAGCAAAATTTTTTCCACCAAAATAATCATCTAATCTATTGACTTGTTTTTCTACAGCTTCTCCATAATTTCCAAACATCGATCTAGTATTAAGTCCAAAAGGATCTTTACTTAACCCAGACTTATTTTCACCAAATATTGTTGGACCTGTGTATCCCATGTTTTGTGCAATAAATGCTTGGTCGTATCGTGGAAGATTACGGTAGTTATCTATCTTACCCATAATAGTTCCAATTATTCCTGGTTGAAAACTTGGTTCTTCGTAACCATCTTCAAGAATGCTTACAGCAGATTGTGGTGTTAAAAACTCTCTTGCTTTACCCATGGCAGTTAGTTCTCTAGGAACAGATGTGTTAGATCCAATGTATTCTCCTAAGTCTGCTCCAGTTAATTGTTGATCTCTCATAGTATTAAAACCTAAAAAAGTAGATGGTTTAAGACCCAATTTATATTGTCTATCATCTACGGTAGTTTGATAATCTGTAACTAAATTATTTGGAGAACCTGGATAATAGCCGTCACCTCCACCTCCACCTCCTCCAGTAAAAGCATTTGTATTAGGTATACCAAAATTAGTGCTAACAGCTTCTACTTCTTGCTCAGATTTTGGTAAATTAAGACCCAATCTATATTGCTCTTGAGGAAGATATTGATAATTTTTATAGAGCTCTTGGTCTCCTTTGTTATAAAACGCTACCATTATCTTCTACCTCCCGGGTGTATATCTAATCTAAATGTTCCTAGTTTCCAATCTTCGCCGGATGATGTATTGGCTACTTTTAAAGCTATAGACCTCGCCCGTAATCTTGTATCTTTTTTTGTTGTGCTTGATGTTATATCAAAATTTGAAGTAGTTGAAGAACTATTTGGATATGTTTTGGTTACAAAACTGACTCGAGTTGAGCCTGTCTGTGTAATAAAATCTGGTATAAATCTACTAATTCTCATTATAAATTCTCCGTCTCCTCTAAGGTCAGGCATTCCTACAGTTTGTCCTGTGTTACTTCTTCTCTGTGTAATATCAAAATCACCAGAAGTAATTGTTCCAAGAATAGCAGTTGTTACCCCTCCTGCATTAACTTGATCGGTCCCTGTTTCCTGCTCATAGTATGTAGTAATACCGTCTGTGTTTCCTATAACATCATAAGAACTATTGCTGTCAGTCGTATAGTAACTAGCATGAGGTTTATCAAAAACTGAAGAGTCTTGCCAAGCTGCACGTGCTAAACTACCGGTTGTCCATATCTGACGTTTAGAACCTGAGTCTAAATAATTATATGTCACCATTCTATCAACTACATTAGAACCATTAGTACAATAGAACCAAGTTACCTCACCAAATAAATTATTTAATCCTGCATTTATTAAATCTCTAGACGTTGTATTAATGTCATCATAAACATAGTCTTCTACTAAACAACGCATTGATCTTAACTGACCATCATAAGCAAAGAAACCATTTTCTGACATCCAGTAAGCTGTACCATCTACTTCGGCACTGGCGTTTTTACCTATTAATCCACAGTTAGTTCCGACTTGTTCAAAAGCAAATGTAAATGGTTGACCCACAAACTTCATTAAAAACAATGCAGTGTCGGTCCATACATAAATTGCATCTCTACCTTTAATGGCCCCCATAATTCTAGAACCATCAGCCAATCTTTGTGTACCAGCAGTGTTGTTTGCTTTAACTGTGTAAGAATCTGACTCGTCAATACTTTCTTGAGAAGAAAATCTAATAAACATATCATCTAAGGTAGTTGAATCCCCTACTGTGGTTTCTGTTCCAAAAAATACTAAGTGTCTGTCTGGTGTTGATACCAAGACATGACGTGATGCTGTTGGTGCATTGGGTAAAACTGTTGCTCTAAGTGATGTTGCATTTGAAGGAGCCGCGTCCCATTCAAAACATTTACCATTATAAATAAGAGCTATTAATTTTGTTCCGTAGTTATCTAAAATCCATAGACCTGGATCGATCGTAAAGTCAGAAGAAGATGCTTCTCCCCATGCAACATAACTAGATATATTTGTTACTGTAGCTCCACCAGTATGGGCTGCTCTTGTAGTTCCGTTAACTGCTCGCGCTCCTCCACTTAAGGTCCCTGTTCCCGTGTCATTGTTTGTAAAACTTATGTCTTCTGATCCAATTCTAATTTCTCCTGAAGCAGGAAATGCTGAAGTGTTTGCTAATACTACAGTCGTAGTAGCATCGTCTGGAAGCGTTGTTGATAATGTAGAAGTTGCTGGTCCATTAGCTGTACCACCAAACAAAGCTGTACCCCAACCATAGCCACCTAATTGTTGAGAAGGCCCTACCGTATAATAACATAATACAGAAGTGCTGTTTCCATCACTTGTAGTTAAAGGTGTTCCTGTTTCCTGAGTCGCCATTGTAATTGTAAACGTTGTGGCAGTTGGAACTGAACTAACCATGTACTTTACATCTTCAAACGTAGAATTACTGTATGTTGATCCCGCAGGCACTCCAGTTACACTGTCAAACAAAACGATATCATCTTCTAATAAACCGTGAGCTCCAGTACAAGTA